GCAGTCCCAAGTTTGGATAGTATCGCCGCTAAAATGACCGCAATGCGTGATCAAACCATGCGTAATCAACTTAGACAAGGTGCCGAACAAACTGCAACAGGTCCGGATGATTCGGCAGATGACTCTAGCCCTGTGGCGCCCAGCGATTCCGCTGTGCCAGAAGTTGGTGATCAAAACACCGATGATATTGACAGCGACAATTTGACAGCCGATGCCCAGGAAACTGTAAGCGACGCACAATCAAATTCTACAGCAGATGAACTAATTGACTTTATTGAATTTGCCAACGACAACCCAAACGCTAAGTTTAAGTTCGTTCGCAACGGTAAGGAAGTAGTCATTGATGCTAAGAAGGCCGCAGCAATACTAGGTCAAGGATCAGCAATACACGAAGAAGCCCGCCAACTAAAAGTTGAACGAGCTGAATTTGAAGAATATGTTAATGAGACCCGTGCTCGCCAAGAAGGCTTGGCATTGGCCATGGAATTTACAATTGAACCACGCTTGCAGAAAGCCTATGATGAAATTTTGAAAACTCAAAATTATCAAACAACTTTCCAACAGCAACTAGCACAGACTAGAGATCCAGCAGCTAGAGCAAGGATTCAAGCCAGTATGCAACAGAATGAACAATACATTCGTCAGCAACAAGCAGCAATTGGCAAGTTGAAACCTGCTGTAGATCAATTTAGACAGATCCGCAGTCAGCAAGTCAGTGAGGTTCTAGGTAACAACCGTAAGAATTTCCAAGACAAAGAATTGAAAAATGAATATGTCTTTAATGAGATTCGCGAAAAGGTTGCCAAAGTATGGCCACATGCTAAACAGGAAATTATTCCCGGTGTCCCCAACATTGACCTAATCAGCAGTGATGAAAACTTGTTAAGTTTAATCCGCGACGGTCTCAAGTATAGGGACAAGCCCAATGCTAAAGCAGCAGGCGCAAGCATGGCAGCATTAACACAGCGCAAAGGTAGCTCAAGTTCAAACCGTGGCAGCGGCGACAACATTGAGAAACTTCGTGAACAAGCCAAGAGCGGCGATAAGAAAGCCGCAGACAATCTGCTAATGGCCCAACTACAGAAGTTGAGATCCAGCAGAGGTTCCCGATAATTGCCTTTTAGGAGAATATAATGGCAGAAATTACAACCAGTCAAATTGGTAACGGCACAACTGCTTATGGTAGTGACATCGTTGTCAAAGACTTAGATCTAGATGTATCCAACCGTGTCAAGGATGACACTCCTGTTCTAAACATGTGTATGAGCAAGAAGCGTAAAGTTAATTCTACTTTACCTCTATGGACTGACGATATCTATCGCGCTCCTGCTGTTCAAGCACAAGTTGAAGGTGCTGTTGTTTCTACTGCTAACGCAGAAAGCAACCAGCGTTACAACTTAGGTAACTACACACAAATTTTCAGCACAACTATTGCTGCTTCTGGAACTGCTCGCGCAGTTATGCAGGCTGGTGGTGATCCCCAGGCTTACCAAGAAGTCAAGCAGTTAATTGAGCTAATGTTTGATGTGGAACTACAATTAGTTCGTAACGACCAAATCGGCACCAAGTATGCTGGTCAAACAGGCACAGCCTCTGGTCTACCATCAGGCCAAACTGGTCGTCGTATGGGTTCTCTAAGTTCTTTCGCAGGAACATGGAGTTTCAATACAACTTCTGGTAACCTAAGCGGTCTAGATACATTCTTCAACAACGAAGACACTGACAGTTCTACACAGATCAGTAACGCCCTACGCATTTATGCCAACGGTAACTACTACTACAACGGAACTTTCACTGACCAACTATTCAGCCCAGCACTATACAAGCAGTTAGTAACTGTTGCTGAACAGCGTTACAACGCTAAGATCCGCACAATCGTATGCCCAACAAGCCTACGCACTTCTATCAGCGATAACATCACACAAAGCAGAGGTATCAACCGTGTTGATTCTGCTCGTGGCGATACTATCAGCACATACGAAGGTGATTTCAACTACACATACGAAGTATTTGATAGTTGGATCATGGATCAAGTTAACCCCAACAGCATCTTCTTCTTGAACGAAGATGTAGTTCAGTGGGGTAGCCTGCGTGACCTAGGTCCTAACAACGAAGTATTCAGCAATGCTGACGCTTCTCTAGACCAGTTCATCATGGAAGGAACATTGATTGTTCGTAACCCAGCTGGTGTTGGCGTTCTAGCTAACATTGAAGCAGGCACAGCCGCACAGAGCGCACTACCAGGTCCTCGTGCTGCTGCACTAGTAAGCCGTGTCAACTTTGGCGCTGGCGATGTTACACCTTAATCTATTATAATAGATTAATGGACAAAAGCCCGCTTCGGCGGGCTTTTTTATGGTGATTAGAACGGACTAAATATTAAATATGAGCGACTTCAACAAACCTGAATATTTGGATGACACAGATCCAGAAAAGAATCATGATTACTACCGCCAAGATCATGGTGGTATGATTACCAATCACAATGGCGTAGCAGATAAGCTGTTACAAAACAACGATTTATATCGTAAGATGAAAGGTGATTGGACTAGAACAGACACTAACAAAAGCGGTAATATTATAGTTACCACTGGACGCGAAGATGGTAAGTTCTACATCAAACGCGAACAAAAGAATGCTGCTGCCATAGCACAAAGATGCCAAGCCTATCGCCGAGCAGCAGAAGCAGGCATACCGGATCCCATGGCACCTTTAGGTGATGATGGCAACCTAACATGGAAATGGATGGACTTGCCCAATGTTGTTGCTGTTCGTATCAGCGATGATTACTTTGGTGGCATGCCATGGAATGCATTGAAAAATGACAAGACACTTAAGGCACAATTTTACAAGGTAGTTGAACAAGAGTATCCTCAGTATGTTTGCTACCCGGGTGGCAAGCTACCAATACCCATAGATGTGCCATATCCCACAAAACGCGGGCAAAAGCGTTTCTTTGAAGGACGATAAACATGTTCGTTATACCCACAGCCAATGATTTGGTAGATTTTATTAAAGACTTTACTGGCAGCAGCAATGACGCTGAAATAAAGCAATGTATTTTCCTCGCAGAAATGAGTATGCGTAACATTGAGTTACCTGCGCTGCGTAGTGATCCTTATGCGCCAGAAAACATTGGCATTGTGGATAGCTCGGGTAGTATTCCTATTCCCGGTGATATGAACAAACCAATCTTGTTCTTCAAGCAAGGTGTTCAATATATTACCACTGCTACTGCTACTGGCACTAGCGGACAAAACACAATTGTTTTGTCTAGCACACCGGCGCAGACATTGACCAATGGTATGTTGGTCACAGGCACTGGCATTGCTGTAGGTGCTACAATTACTGCTACAGGTGGTGGTGGTATCGGTGACACAGTTACGCTAAGTGCCAATAACACAGGCACAGTAAGTGGCACACTGACATTTACTACACCTCCCCCAAATCAAGGCAACAACCAAAGCCAAACTGGTCCATGGATTGTCTATGACCGTATTGGCGACAGAGACATTATTACACAAAGCATGATTGCTCAGCTATATTTGCAACCAGTGAATGTGCCCGCAGTAATCCGCGGCAAGTTCAGTGAAGTAGGCAGAAAATACAAGTTTTTGCCATATACTGCTGAAGGTGATTTAATCAACTTGTATTACTACAAAGCATGGCCCTTGCTGTTTGCACCTGTAGATGATACATTGGTCAGCGCAACTGGATCAGTAAACCCAATCAGCGGCACTGGTCCATGGCTAATTGCTATAACTGGCATGACTGACACAGATGGTATAAATGTTGGTGATGAAATTACAGCAACACCAGGCACAGGTAGTTTAGGCACAGGATTTACCAGTGCGGTGGTAACACAAATTTTAAGCAGCACATCAATCCAAGTTAGTGTAACAGGTGGTTCAAGCCCACAAGGTGGCACTATTACAGACATTTACATTACTGATCAAACTGTTCAAAACAACGCTGTGCTACAAACATGGGCAGAAGGTTATGTATATGGCACACTACGCGAATACTATATCAAACGACACAACGCAGAAGACGCTGCGGTTTATCAACAAAAGTTCCAAAGTGCTTGGGACACAGTAACAGATCAAAACAACCTTGGCAAATGGAGTGGTGGACACACAAGACTAACCAGTGTTTGGCAACCTCGTCAGTATCGCCAATACAACATCAAGTAAGGAACATTTATGCCAAACAATAACTCTTTATACGGATCTGTAACAAACACAGGATCAGTCAGCAGTCAAAACTACACAACGCTGTATAGTAGCAGCACAGCTGGAGTTGCTAATGGCAATTTAACCGTAGACGGCACACTGACAGTAAACGGCTGTGCCATACTAACAAACTGCACAACATTTGATTTACTGCCCACAACTGCAACAACTATAAACTTTGGCCTTGCAGCCACAGCACTGAACATTGGTGCTAACACTGGCGTAACATTAATCAACAACCAACTTGCTACTGCCAACTATACATTTCCAGTAGCAGATGGCGTTAGTGGACAAGTTTTAGTTACAGACGGTGCAGGCACTGTAAGTTTTGCGCCAGCATCTACTGTAGGTAAAACATACAGCATTGATTCTACTGTAACCACAGGCGGTGCAAACTTTAACTTAGTCAGCAGTGATCCTTCAACAGACACTATCAAATTTGCCAACGGCACAGGTGTTACTGTTACTGCAACATCGGCCAGTGAAATTAGTATTGCTATTGGACAAGATGTTGCCACAACTGCTAGTCCACAGTTTCTTGGTGCTACGCTGGGCAACATTACAGTTGGCATTGTAGATGACAATACGATCAGCACTACAACAGGCGACTTATACTTAACCAGTGATAACAACCAAGTTGTTATTGGACCTACCAGTGATTTAGTTGTCAGTGATGATATTATATTAGGTGATTCAATTGTTAAAACAGTTGGCGGTGACACGCTTACTATTGATAACAGTATTGCGTTTGCTCAAGAAGGTTGGCAGTTAATATTAGAAAACACAACCAATAACCAAATAAAATATCCGCTAGTAGTTACTAATGAAATCACTGGTGGTGCATTGGCCAATGGTGGCGGAACAGGTATCAAGTATAGTGCTGAATTAGGTGGCCCTAGCTTACTGCCAATTGGTTCTACAGAATTTGTTGCCGTAGATGTAGCCACAAACAATTATGACTTTGTAGTTCAAAAACGCAATCCAGCATCATTGCCAGATCAACTACAAGAAATTTTGCGTGTTACTAATAATTCAGAAGTAATTTTAGGTATTACCAATGATACTGCTACAGCAATTGGTATTGGCGGCAGAGTTGCAGGCAATGATTATTGGCACATTGGTGGTTATAGTATCAGCGGCACAGCAGGTAACGATGGCGCATTAGAAATTGCTGTGGCCAATAACGGATCTGAACCAATTTTTGTGCGTCAATATACCAGTGGTGGCACAACTGGTCAGTGGCCATATGGCAATACAATATTAAGAACATTAACTTTATTAGGCAGCAGTGGTGAAACCATACTACCTGTAAGTTTAACATTAAATGGTTCTAGCAGCGGCAGTTCAACATTTGCTGCACCAGCAACTGGATCAACACTAAGTTATGTATTGCCAGGCACAGCAGGCGCAGCCAATACAGTTTTAACCAATGACGGTTCAGGTAATTTAACATGGGCATTACCAGGCGGTGGTGGTTCAACATTTGGTAATGTCAGCATTGGCGTAGTTACAGACAACACAATCAGCACAACCAGTGGCGATTTAGACATTACTAGCACAACCGGCGTAATCAACTTAGATACTTACACTACACTAACAGATGGTCGTTTAACCACAACCAGTGTTAGCACAGTAACATTGGACAGTTTTGCTGTGGCCACATATCAAAATGCTACATACTTTATCAATGTCAAAGACGCAGTAACAGGCGACATACAATCAACCAAAGTTGACATCATGCATAATGGCACAACTGCTTATATCAATCAGTATGCTAATATGACAACCACAGCAGATTTATCAACATTTGCTGCAACAATTTCAGGCGGCAATGTGCTATTAGAAATAACACCAGCCAGCACAAACAGCACACAGTTTACATTTAGTAGAACTGCACTAAGAGTCTAAGGGGATAGTGAACCATGGCTAATAAAAACTTTCAAGTAAAACACGGCCTAGAAGTAGGCGCAACAGTTACAGCAGATGCTGCCACTGGCAATATAACAACCAGCGGCGATGTTGCTGTCAATGGCGGTGATTTAACTACTAACCAAACAGCTTTTAATTTACTCAACACCACAGCAACCACTGTTAACGCATTTGGTGCAGCTACTACGCTAGAACTTGGTGCTGCCACAGGCACTACCAATATCAACAACAACTTAGAAGTAGATGGTGATGTTACCATTGACGGTGGCGACCTAATTGTTTCTACTTCAACATTCAACTTGGCCAATACCACAGCCACTACGCTAAACATTGGTGGCGGTGCTACAACTGCTGTGGTAATTGGTAACAGCGCAGGTGAAATTGACACACCTAGTGATGTTCAACAAACTGGCAACAAGAGTTTTAGACAAGGTGATGGTCCATATTCAGGCAGCACAGATATTTTAAGAGATAACAATGGTAATGCCATAGAAGGTTATCTAGCCAGTAACAACAACATGACCACTGCTGACAGCGCATTGGTTGTAAGAACATATGGTGGCACAACACCTACCAGTGGCGTAGCATATGGCAATGCTGGTAAACTATTCATGCAGGGTAGTCGTGGCACATCAGCTAGTCCACTAGCCATTAACAGCGGTAATGGTATTGGTTTGATATCATTTAGCAGTAACCTAGGCACTACAGCGGGCGCCGGCACGGGCACAGGATTTACTACTGATAACAGTCCTGTTTTATTTCAACCTGGTGCTATCTACAGTTTTGCTAACCAAAACCATAGACAAACACTACAAGCAACATTTACCGGCAGTATTAGTGGAACAACGCTGACTGTTACCGCTGTGGCCAGCGGTGTAATTACAGCAGGACATGAAGTTCGTGGCACAGGATTTGATCCTACTAATGCCGGTTACACTATTTTATACCAAAGTTCCAGCACAGCACCCAGCAATGCATTAGGCAGCACTGGAACATATGAATTATGGGCATCGCCGGGCACAATTGCCAGCAGCACAATGACTACTGTGCAAGTTCAAGCAGGAAGTCAAATGCGTTTTCAACAGGCACATCAATTTTGGCCTTTAAATGCCAATACCTTTCAAAGTTTGACTTTTACTACCGCTCAAGGTGGAGTTCTTAACGCTCCTTATACCAGTGTAAGATTTAGACAAAGTGACCCATATCTTCCTCAAGCAACTCGCATCATTAGAGAAATCACTGGCGGCAACACACTAAACATTGGCACACATGGATTTACTGTTGCTGGTGCTAGTTTTACTATTATCACAGCAGGTAACCCAAATGGCTTAACCACTGGCACAACATATTTTATTGATACTATTCCCAGCACAACCACTGTCACACTACGCACAGTTAGCAGCGGTGGCGGTGCAGTTACAGGATTGACTAATGGCAGTGGGCTATTCATTCTGGCTGATGCGGCTGCTATTGCTGCCAACGGTAACCAAACACAGCCATCAAATGTGGCAGTGGCTGGCACTCGTGGCGGCCACAATTACGCAGGAAGTTATAACGCTGACAATAATAGACAAAATGATTGGCTAGGAGAATATAGATTCACCGGTGGTTTTAGTGATTTTAGCAGCAATACTAATACAAAAATATTTGGTCGTGCTACACAAGACTGGGCCGCAGGCAGTGCTGCTGGCAGTGAAATAGGTTTTCAATCTATAAAAAATTCAACACTAACTACTTACATATCAACTATTGGTGCTAATGGATCAACATTTGTCAACGATTCATTTACAATGAACAACACTCTTGCTGGCAGTATGCTCAGTGTTGACAGTAGTGGTAATTTAACCATTAACGGTGATTTGCGTGTAAACGGCAATGATCTTCTCAACAGCAATGGCACTACAGTGATGACAATGACCACTGGCACTCCACCTAATGTGATATTTGCCGGTGACATTCGCATCAACGGAAATGATATTTTAGCCAGTGATGGAAATACTAATATCTCATTGACCAGCAATACACTGACTGCATTTGCTGGGGATATTCGTGTAAATGGCAATGACATTCAAAACAGCACTGGCACTACTGCTATTACAATGTCTACTGGCACTCCACCTAATGTGATATTTGCTGGTGACATTCGCATCAATGGCAGCGATATCAATGCCAGTGACGGCAATACCAACATTACTTTAACCAGCAACACACTGACTACCTTTGCTGGTGATGTGCAAATTAATGGTAATGATATTTTAAACAGTGCTGGCACCACGGTAATGACGATGTCCACTGGCACTCCACCCAATGTAATATTTGCTGGAGACATTCGCATCAATGGTAATGACATTATTGCCAGCGATGGTAATACTAATATCTCATTGACTAGCAACACACTGACTACATTTGCTGGTGACATTCGCGTCAACGGTGGAGATATTCAAAACCCAGGTGGCACCAATGCAATTACATTGACCAGTGCCAACGCTACAACAACCATTCGCGGTGACAGCATTGCACTTAAAGTTAACGCAGGCACAGCAGCAACCAGTGCCAATGTTGACTACACACGCACATTTGGTGAGTTTGCCTATACCAATGCTGCTGGCTTTGCTATTGCTGCACAGAACACAATTTATACAATGCCCTTGGATACAACACTGAACAACAGTGGCGTAACCATAGCAAATACCGGTGACATCAACATCAATGTCTCGGGTTGGTATAAGATTATTATGAGTCTACAAGTAACACTAACAGTCAGCAACCAACCAGGACAGATTGATTTCTGGCTACGCAAGAATGGTGCGGATGTTGCCAACAGCAAAACACAGGTTGACTTGCTCAAAGATCAAAAGTCAGTTATCAGCATGGACTGGTTGGTCAACAGCGATGGCAACGATTATTGGGAAATTGTTTATGTAGGCACAACTACAAACTATGCTGACATTGACTTCCCAACTATTGCTGCTACCACAACGCCTTATGTCAGCCCACTAGCACCAGCACTACTGGTTAATGTAATTCCAGCAGGCATGTAAGGAGATTAATATGCGAAAAGTATTAGTAAAAATTGTTAATGTTGATATGGAATTTGAACTAGAAGTGCCAGAGTTCTATAGAGACGAAGACATTTATAGATTAGCTAGAATACACGCTCAGCAGTTAAGTTGCGAACAATATGTTGAGTTAATAATTGAATCATGACCGAAACAGAAGATTTGTCTACCCATGTAAGTCTCTGCGAACTGAGATACAGGGCATTGGAGAAGAGACTTGATGCATTTGAACAAAGACTTTCTAAATTGGAAGATACGGTTACGGCTATGCAGAGTGAAATATCAGCGGGTTTCACGGACCTTAAGGTTCTCATTGAAAAGCAAAACACTAGTAGAGCCACGCAGTTAACTGCCACAGTGGGTGCTGTGATTGTAGCTATAATTGGTTTGTTAGGTTACCTTATCACGCACTGATTCTTATTGCTAATTAAGCAATATGAATAAGAAAAATCCCATAGTGAACTGGACCTATAGCAAACAGCATCAAGGTCTGCACAATTTAATTGATCCACGCACCGCAATTGCTAGGCAATTAAATTGGCAACGCTCTACCAGCAACATCACCGACTACACCCTACCAGAACCTGAAAACTACAACAGGGCTGTTTATAGCCCACAACCCATTGAATTTACTTGGGTCAAGTTTCAAGTTATCTACAAAGACCAATATCGCAACGCATGGGTCACTGCTTGCCATCTCACCGCAGAAGAGTGCATAAGATTTGATGCATGGGCGCAGGACAATGACATGACCTATTGGCGACATCATAAGCCTAGAGCTTTGCGTCAACCTAGGCCAATGTTAGAGCGTGGATCAACCAAAGCAGAAATAAGTTTAGATGAACGCTTATTGACTATGGGCTACTATAAGAACTTTGTTGTTAAATATTTCAACGATTCTCCACATGTAGTGAAAAATCGTTTGGGAGAAGCAAGAGCTTGTCTCACAGACCTATTCAACGATGAATAGGTTAGGTTAATATAACTGTTGCACACGACCCTACTTTGCAAGTTTGCTAGGGTCTTACTAAAGTATTAGATAATATTTTAGTATTAGTCATACGCAAGTATGATTTTAATTATAAATATATTTGCAAAGTTTACAGACATTGCAATTTCCTATTTTGGTCAGCCCCGTTCCGCAAGGTTCGGGGCTTTTTATTTGTCAATTTATTTTGGTCAAAATGTCGCAAAAATACAACGCCTTAATTAATAGACTAAAATTACCAATTTTGTTAAACTAATACTGTTGTCAAAAGACAACATGCATTTAACAGACAAAGGAGATTCAAATGCAAAAATTTACACTTAACTTAAACTCTATTAATGACAGTTTTGTAATTGAGACTGACGACAATGACACTATTAAAACAATGCGTGAGTTACAGAGTCAACTAACTTACAAACAACGACAAGACTTACTTGCAATGTTGTTGCAACGCATTGAGCGTAACTATAATGACTTTATGTCGGGTGCAGAGTCAGTGGACGATGTTGAGTTGGGCGAGTATACAAGCGACGATTTTATGACTGACTGTCTACAGGCCGCGTATACGCAACAACAAATAACTCAATAAGTTAGTGTAAACTAACTAAAAGTGTGCTGTTGCGTAAAAACAACAGCGCACTTTTTAAATTGATACAAATTGAGTTTTGTGTTATACTGTATTTGTTGTAGCAATAGTGCTCAACATAACACACACAGAGGATATTATGGCCAAACTTAGCAAGCAACAAATGATTGAGGATCTTATTGAACTGTATAGTAGCGATGCTACTGTGAGGGATCGTATGATCCCTCAAATTAAGAACGAGCTACAGCGTATTAACGATCAAATGCAATTGGGTGCTATTGATTGGGATTTTATGCGTTTGAGCGATGCTTTTTATCAGCGTAATCCTAGTGCGTATTTTGCAATGCTTATGAACTACTTTTTTGCTATGCGTGATTACAATTATGTGCGCGAGCAATACAACATTAACTTTAGCAAAGTTAGTGCTCACTAACTAAAAGTGTGGCAATTTAACAACTCAATAACCCTACGGCAAAGTCAAATATTGACACAAAATAATAGGTATAAATTCGGTTTGAGCATATACTACAAGTGTTGTAAGCAATAACGCAAGCAACAATTTTTTAACACACAGAAAGAGAGTTAGATATGAGTAAGCAAATTACAATTGAACTGCACGAAGTTGACTTTGAGAAAACTTTTGAAGTTAGTGCTGAGTTTATTGAGCGTTGGAAAACTGAAACGCTAGCAAACGAAGAGTTTGAGCAACTAGCACAAACGATCTTGCAAAGTTTGACCGCAGAAGAACTTGCACAGTTTGAGCAAGATGTTGTAGAGTTGAACGAACGAACACGCGATGTGCCTACAGAAGAGTTTTTTAACTACATGAAGCAGACACAAGGCTTTACAGAAGATGAGTTTGTAGCATATAAGCAAGAAGTGCTGAAACGCCATGCAACACCTTCAACTGCAATTGACCTTATGCGTATTTGCTTGGGCTGTAGTCTTGCTGATGCAGTTGAAGACGCAGTAATTTAATTGAGCAGAAGTGTGCTGTTGCGTAAAAACAACAGCACATTTTTAATTGACACAAAATACACTCGGTGCTATACTAACATTATTGTAAACACACAGACGGAGATCAAAATGGCATTTCTTACCAAAACCGAAGCAGAAGCATACTTGCGTGAGTATTACGAAGACAACTACGATGACGAGACATTTGAAGAATTTCTTTCAATATTAGAAGATCAACTTGATATGGTCAGTCCCGAAATGGTCTACGCTTTTACAATCTTCACAGAGGCTTAACATGTTACATGCACTTGGTTTATTTTTGATTAGTTTTATTGGACTTTTTATTTTTGTTTGGATTCGTTACTTGTGGGAGATTCGTCAGCCCGATTACTTTACCAAACACTTTGCTGAATTAGAAAAACAAAAAAATGAAAATAACCGATAAACTGCGACTTGAACTAATGATCCGCGAACAGATAAAACAGCATGGTGATGAGTTTTATGCTGAGCTTGCTCGTATATTAGAAAAGATACAAAACGAAATGGCAATAGACACTCGCGGAAAACCAAGTCTAAGCATAGTAAATTTGTAATTTAGGCATAAATAGTTTTACATTAGAACAGGCGTTGATCTTTTTGTATGCCATAAAAAAATCCTTTGTCTGTTTGGGTTGATTAATCTACTTCCCGTTGCCAGTTCTAATGTAGATATTGGTGCAACGCCAGTATCCAGAACCCGCCCAAGTGGCGGGTTTTGTTTTGACTTTTATATCTAAAAGTGTTAAAATTCTGTTTACGATGATAAATAAATAGGCATACAAAGGAGACAATAATGATAGCAAGAGGACCACATGTAGTAGCCAAAATCCTGCACAAGGAAAGCAAATATGGCGGCTCAATCTACACAATAACTTTTATCAGTAATCACGCTGAGATCACGCACACTTATGTTGATCCAGACAATCGCAACGCTAAAGTTTGGGCAGAGATCATTGACTTATATGATCGTGGCTATGGCATTGTGCTAAGTGATCTACGCTACAAACTCAAAGACAACAAACTAACTTACAAAAACAACACCAACGAGCCGTTGGTCAATGCCGATTCAAAAGTTAGAATATTATACGCCACGCCCAATAGACAGGAAGTTATAGACCATCTTTATGAGGTATTAAAATGATGCGAGAAAAAGTAATTGAGTCAATGATTGCATTGGCCACAGAACTACGCCAAAATGAACATGATAAACATGTTTACTATTATTTGGTTGAAGTTATGAGAAACTTATACGAGTATGCCTATTTCAATGACATGCACATTTGTGAAGCAGATTTATGGTTTATGTATGATGACGATGATGCTGCTGACCTTACCAATGAACAGCAATGAAAACACGAGACGAACTACTACAAGAATATTTGGATCAATTGCGTGAGCAAGTTATAATAGCTGAACCTAGCGAATATACACATGCTCGTGTAGCAATGATCAAAGACTATTTGCAAAGACCCAGCCATGAACAGCATCGGTTAATAAACTTTGAAATACACTGGCGTGAAAAAGAACAAGCGAGTAAATACAACGATGGCAACAAATAAGATTCCTCGCAACCTAAGCGGTCCAGAGCGTTGGGCTATTGTTGACCAAATCACAGGCACCAACCAAAATCAAAAAATAAAAAAACAAAAATTTGGCAATCACAATTTTAAATCTTGGACTAAACATCAAAAAGACGCATACACTACGGCAATCACAGGCATCAAACCAAACCAAGGCACTAACAAAGATCTACGAGCAGGCAGAAGCAAAGGCAGATACATCAAAGGCAACATTTAATTACATAGCACATAAGGTTGGCGGGCCAGATAATATTCCGCTGTGGAAAAAGCTTGGAAGGTTAAATCAAGGGCACACAATAAAGAGTTTTGCTATACTCAAATAAACCGCGCTACGAAAACGCAAATACTAGGGACGAGTTTTGCGGCACTGATACAGTGAGTCGTGATAGGTAGGGAAAGCACAGAGCCCAGTAGCACTAGCGGAAAATACCTATACCCAGGACAGGTGGATGACCTCATCAGGATGTCTTAAGATTGGGACCTAAATGGTCCCATCTTGGCTTCAAAGCCTTTCAGGATATCTCTTAACACACCGCCAATATACTTTCAAAGAGAAAACAAAACAAGTTAATAAGCGACAGCGATTAACTTGTTTTAGATCCTGCAAGGATCTATAATAAGCAGATAATTTTTAGTAAATAAAAGTATCACAAGAAAGGAAATTAAATGGCAAACAACAAAATTACTATTGGTGCTTGGACTTGGGATACAGAACTACTTCTAAGTAAAATCAAAGTTTATGGACCTGACGACTGCTGGGACTGGACAGGATCAACTAGTCCCAATGCAAATCTATTTGGCGCAAGAAAAAACGACAAACCACAAATGACACAGGCCAGTAGATTGATATGGATGACCATACACGGAGAAGACATCGCAGAACTAGAAGTAAAACATAGCTGTGGCAATAGATTCTGCACCAATCCCAAACACATGGCCACACAGCCTAATCACTTGCGCTATCACAGAGATGGACGCCCCTTGGGTCAGCCCAAACCTAAACCACGAGAACCAGAAATAAAAACACGCAGATTGATACCTGTAGTAGAAGATTTAGTAGCAAAACAACCTAAACAAAAACAGCAACCATGGTGGAAGATATGAGCAGACCAGAACCCACAATAATAGCAGAAGTTGATTTGCCTAATGGACAACTTTGGCAAATAACACTGGCAGACACTGTTTACATAGTAACATATCAAGGACAGCCTGTGGGACTGAGAGTAACAGAAGGCATGGGCAATTTCAAATATAAAAAGATGAGTTATACTAATTTGGGCAGTGCTCGTAGACAAGCAAGACTGCTGAACCACAGATTCAACTGTGAAGATTTTGAAGTAATGAGGATGGCATGATGAGCATATGGAACAGCATATTGGGCACAGGCACAGCAGCCAATTTGGGCATGAGTCTCAGTAACACAATGCAGCCTCCACCCCCTCCCCCACCTATGAATCAGCAGATGATGAATCAATACCAATGGGCTAGTCAACAGTATCAAAACTTTCCACCCAGTCCTGCACCCCCACCCCCAAAGTGGATGTATAACGGAGAATTCTGCACAGCCCAAGAATTTGCAGTTAAGATGTGGCCCGATGATGAAGAATCAAGACTAATGTTTTTATTGAAACACCCAGAATAAGGAAACTAACATGATAATGAACAAAGACGCAGTAAAGATTCAAGCACAGGCAAAAAAGATACACACAGGTGAAATACAAGTAAAGATAGAACGCTGGGTCAAAGGTATCGGTTGGGCTACCATGGACATGTATTTTACTCCAGCAGAGTATGACAAGTTTATACAAGCAGTTGGCCATGTTGACAATAAATGAAAATCAAACATTTTCTATCAAGTAAAAAAGACTATAAATACTTGATAACTGTGAGAAACGCCAATGGCCCAGATAAGATCTAATTACGAAGAAGTTCGCATACCATTTTCAAAAATGACATTTAGCCCAGATGTGCCTTCAACTGCACTAGGGCCTAACGAATACAACGATGGCTTGAATGTTGAAGCCGATGTTAGAGGCATACGCAGCACCGCAGGTGATCAAGCTATATTAGATGCTGTGCCTGGCACTCCAACATTTATCAGTTCAGGCTTTCGCCGCAATGGTGAATTTTGGTTTGTAGTGGCCACAGAAGAAGGACGCTGGTGGGCCAGTAACGGCACAGAGTATCAATATGATCCATTGCCTGCGCCCACATCAATGTGGTATGAAATTACCCCTAACCCTAGCAGCCCATTCGTTGGTTACACACAAAGCACAAACATCACAGAAGCATGGAACGGCACAGTGGCTTTCTTCAATGACAGCCTAAATGCTCCCATGTTTTGGCCCGATGAAGACAGTGCAGTAAGTCCTCCTGCCATACGCATTACACCTTACAGTAACATTGTTCCAATTGGCATATATGATATCATTGCCAACAGCGGCACACAAAAGACCATTGTGTTTGACAATGCCTTTACTAGTTCGGGCAGCAGCATCGCTGGCACTACACTGACAATAGGCACTCTAGACAGTGGCTCTATTGCTGTAGGACAAACAATCACGGGCACTGGCGTAACAGCAGGCACTAAGATTGTGGCCAATGTAACAGGCACGGGCGACAACAGTGTTTGGACTGTGGACATAAGTCAAACAGTAGGTGCTACCACAATTACAGGCAGTCCATTTGCCACAGCGCCTTTTGACACAGGCAGCTTTGTGCTAGTAGCAGATGTTAGCCCACGCCAATTAAACGGCACTTGGGAAGTAGTTAGCTGCACATTATTAGATGTAACAATATTGTGTAGTGAAAATGTGCCCTATGATGATGGCGGTTCAGTGGCACCCAAATACAGTTGGAACTACAATCCTAATTGGAGCTCAGTGCATGCCAACTTTATGCGATTGTATAACAGTCCTAATGTGGGCTCAATCCTAGTTGCAGGTAATCTAACAGCTACCAATGCTGACACAGCGGCCACAGAATTATATCCTGTAACTGTGCAATGGAGTCAAAACTTTGGATTGAATGAAGCTCCCTTGTCATGGACTCCCACTGTTAACAACATTGCTAACCAATTGGAAGTTCCACTACGCGGACCTGCGCTAGATGCTTTCCCCTGCAATGGACAGTTCTTCCTATGCTCATACTGGGACACAGTGGTGTTCAGTCCTATCAACTATGCCACAACCGCAGCGCCTATCCTAGGTGTAAGATTGTTTACACAGGGTAGAGGTTTGTTAAGTTCTAACTGCTGGGCCAACACAGACAAACTAGTCTACGGTGTTGATGCTAGAGATATTTGGGTATTCAATGGGCAGGACTTTCAAGGTATTGGTAACCAGCGTGTAAAGAATTGGTTCTACGATCAATTGGATCCACAATACTATGATCGTGTTTACATGCAGACAAACACGCAGAAGAATCAAATAGAAATTTATTATCCTGATGCTGATGCAGTCAACGGCGTGCCCAACAAGATGCTAAGTTATCGTTATGACTTAGATTGCTGGAACGCACCTAGAGAAGTGCAGGATGCTACATTTGCTACAGAAAGTCCTATCTGGACTTACACAGCTTTACCAAGTCCAACATGGACACCACAGTTAGGCAGTAGAACTGTAGTCTATGCTAGAGGTGTTCAGGACGAAGCTATAGCACAAAAAGACATAGGTTATGACTTCTTAGGCTCGCCAATTACCAGCACATTCCGTAGAGACAATATCAAACTGTTAAAAGACTACAGTGGCAAACTAATGGTGCATCGCATATTGCCAGAAGCAGTGAACATTGGCGCAGAACCATTTACATCTACAGATGAAATAGAAATCATTCCAAGTCCAGGACAGATTGGTATTAAAATAGAAGGTGCCAACAGCATAGGTTCAGCGCCTGCCGGCACAGTCACAGTAACAATGAATCTAGATACAAACAATCCATGGTGCCAAATTAATCAAAATGCTTATCGTGTTAACAGCATAGAAATAACTGACACCAGCGACACAGACGCTTGGATCTGTCCTGCTGTGACATGGCAGTTTACACAAGTAGAGGATGATAGATGACAGTTCCAAAGTATCCGGTTGAGATCAGCGATCAAGAAGGTATTGTTGATGGACTCAATTATTTGCTGTCAGGCCCAGCTGGACTTGGACAGAACTTTCAAGGCTTCAGCAGTTTTAGTCCTGTTTACATTAGACCCACAGTTAGAGGACCATTCACATTACCTTTGACCACAACACTGAATACAAGTTGGACAGTGACTATACCTATCAGCAACGCAGCGCCAGTAGGCGGCAACCCTAGCAATGAAGTTATATTCACATTTGCTACGCCGCAGACCAATCCTCCATTTCAGTTTGGAGATTTGATTGACATCACTGGCGTAATAGACACAGGCACAGACACGCCCTACGATGACTTTAACTATCGTGTGCTAAGTTGCACCACAACAGATGTCACAGTTTATACCAGCGTTGACTATGTTTGGAATACTTACAGCAGTGGCGGCGATATTATCCGTGATTTCAATAACTTTACAATCAGCACAGACTGTAATGCTTTTGTCACTGTAACAGGTCCCACAGACCGTGTGTTCGTTACAGCACAGATTGATTTAAGTTATACCAATGTCAGCGCAGATACTGGCGGTGGTGGCCCATATGATTTGTTAGTGCAGATTAATAGATATGTAGGCACACCCAACAGCCTAACGCAGAATAATCCCAATGACTTTGCCTTTGACTTTCAACAAACAGTAGCGCAACAGTTATTTCCCCTAAACACAGGATCGGTAACTAGTCCAGATGAACGCACCAGCGTGTTTACCACAGCCATTGACGGCCCTAATCTAGCGCCAGGCTTTTACTGGTATATTCTAGAAGTTGCTTTTGTCAACAAGCCAGAACAAATTGCGCCCGATGTTGTCAATGATTTCAGCACCAACGGTTATAATTCACAGGCTGGTGAATTGGTAGAAGATGGATTCTACGCTACAGGATTAATGAGCCAAGTTCCAGCGCCGGGCACAACTTATGCTGGTATTGCTTTGACAGGTGGATCGGGCATTGGCGCAGTAGCAGATATCACAGTGTATCCAGATCCATTGTTTCCGGGCTATGATATATCGTTGATCCTAGTTGAAGTGCCCACTCCCGGTGCAGGTTATAAGATAGGCGATGTATTCACAATACCAGGCACTAGCCTAGGTGGCACTACGCCAGAAAATGATCTAACATTGACTGTGCTAGAAGTGCAATATATTCCATCTAACCCAGGCTTTCCTCCTGCACAATGCGGCGTCATGGTAGCCAACAACCGTAGCTTAACTGCCCAAGTGATTAAGCAATAAATATAAGATAATGAGGACGCAAGCGCATGGCTATTCGAGACAACTATAACATGTATCTGGACTTTGAAGACACCGGTTACGATGACTTCTTAAACTTTTACAATGATCCCATATATCAATATGGACTAACAGGTGGCACAGCAATTCAGCCTGTGATCCCGGACATGTATACACCGCCCATGCAAGAAGTATACACACAGCCTGTATACCAAGAGCCAGTAGCTTACACTCCTCCCGCTCCGGTGCCCGAACCTGTTTATCAGCCTGCGCCCGAGCCTATATACGAACCGGAACCATACTACGAACCTCCATCATATTCTAGTTTTGGTGAAGAATACGCTAACTACACACCAGAACCTGAGCCATATGTTCCACCCCCAGAACCAGTTTACACACCTCCTCCCGTAGCATATACTCCACAGCCAGAGCCAGTTTACACACCTGCTCCTGTAGTTACAGCCGGTGAGCCGCTCACTGATCTAACTTATGAACAAAGACAAGCATTAGAAGCAGAGCGTCAACGAGCAGCAGATGTGCGCTATGCTAATGAGATTTGGGACAGCATTCGTGGCATTAATGCAATTCGTAGCTTTACGCAAATGGATGGTGGCAGCGGCGGTGAACCCGACTATGGCTTCCCTGTTGATCTAGAAGAACCTTATTATCCTCCCATAGTTGAAGACGCAGGCATTCAACCCAGCGGTGCAGAAACATCACCAGTATACAGCGGCGATGTCAGCATAACAGAATTACCTTCACAGACATTGCCCAGTGACTTAGCGCCGATTGATTATAGTGTGCCTCCCACAGCACCAGATATTCCAATACCTACAGTTAACATTGCCGGTGACACTACAGGCGGCACAACAGGCGCAGTAGCTCCCGCAGATCTTGCCACAGACATTGGCGGCGCTGGCACAGGACCTACTGGCACTGGCGGCACATACAGCACCAATCCTGCTGACTACGCCGGCATGCAAGGTGATGCAACAAGAGTAGGCGACACAGTAGTGCAAACACCGGGCGCATTCGGTGAAACAATACCAGAAGCTGTAACCAATGTATTACCGAACAACAGCACAGTAATTGCTAACCAAGATGGCACTTTTGATATATTCAATCCTGCTACTAACAGTGTAACAATCGTAGACGCAGCTGGTAATCAAGTTGGTGGCGGCGGTAGTCAAAACTTTGCCATTGACATCAGCTATGTTGATCCAGCAACAGGACAGTTAGTAACATATCTAGATCCCAGCAGAGGTTCTACTGGCACAGATACAACTGCAACACAAACCAATATTGGCGGATTGTTAGGACTAGGCACCAGTGATCCAAACGCAACAACTTCAGCATTGCTAGGATCAGGCTCAACACCAGGCGCAGGACAAATTGTCACAGACTACGGTTTAATTGGCACAGGCACTGGCACAACACAAACTGCTATAGATCCTACTACAGGTTTACCACCCGGCGTAATTCCTGCAGATGTAGTGTTAGGTAGCCAAACTACAGGCCCAGTGGCGCCAACATCAACTACAGGCGCAGATCTCAGTGGTGGCACAGTAACAACTGATACTGGCGTAACCATTGCGCCAACAAATGCTACAACAGACACAACTAACAATACTACAACTTACACATACGATGATGGTTCAACAATGACTGTGAACCCAGAAGGTGCTGTAGTTGATACAACACCGGCAACCGTTTTAACTACACCAACTACCAGCGAAACTACAACTAGTGAAACTGTAGATACTACCGTTACCACAGAAGGTGGTGGAGGCGGTGGCGGAGGTGGTGGAGGCGGTGGCGGAGGTGGTGGCACCACAGATACCACTGGCGGTGGAGTTACCGGACCAGTCACACCAATGGGTGGAGAAACTGGCGGCACAGTAGGCGGCACAGTAGGAGGCACTACAGCAGGTGGCACCACAGCAACAACAGGTGGCGGCACAGCGGGCGGAGGTGGCACTACTGGCGGAACTACAACCACTGGCGGAACAAGCGGTGGCACAACTTCAACTCAACCTGTAGATATCATAACAGGTGTTGCTGGCACTGGCACCACAACTGGCACAGGATCAACTACTGTAACAGGCGGAACTACAACCACAGGAACAACTGGCACTACAGGCACAACTGGAACAACCACTACAACTGGCACCGGTGGAACAACCACAACTACCGGAGGCACTGGCGGAACTGGCGGCGGCACAGGTGGCACAGGAACATCCACAACCACAACAGGCACTGGTGGCACTACTGGCACCGGAACAACAACTGGCACAGGCGGCACTACTGGAACCGGAACAACAACTGGAACCGGTGGAACTACTGGAACAGGCACAGCAACAGGAACTGGCGGCGGCACTGGCGGCACAGGTGGAACTGGAGGCACTGGTGGAACCGGCGCTGGAACAGGCACTGGCACAGGTGGCGGCACTGGCGGTGGAACCGGAGGCGGAACCGGCACAGGCACAGGTAGTGGAACAGGATCGGGCACAGGAACTGGCACCGGCGCTGGAACAGGATCCGGAACAGGCACAGGAACAGGTAGTGGCAGCGGCACAGGAACAGGTGCATGCACCGGAGGTGGCACAGGTGGCGGCACTGGCGGCGGAACTGGCACAGGAACTGGAACTGGAACAGGAACCGGCACAGGAACGGGAACTGGCACTGGAACAGGAACTGGAACCGGCACTGGAACGGGCACTGGCACAGGAACAGGAACTGGCACTGGAACAACCGTAGTTACACCACCGGTGGTTCCTCCCGTAGTCCCACCCGTAGTTCCTCCTGTAGTTACTCCTCCTGTAGTTACTCCACCCGTAACTCCCCCGGTATCAGGTCGTGGAGCATTACAGCCAGGATTGATTGCACCTGAAGAATTCTATAGAACATACAATCCAGCACAAAGTAAGTTCAGTTGGGGCACACATGGATTCCAAACTGGCACACAGTTTGATGCTAAGGCATGGAACCAAGCAGCAGCCAGCGCAACACCATGGGGCATACAAGAACTTGCTAAACCAATGAGTGCAGATGATCTATTAGCAGTAATCAACGGCACTTACGCTGCCACAGCTCCTGGCCCAGTAGCAACTAGAATAGAACAGTATAATCCTGCAAGTTATCAACAAGCAGTTGGTATTAGTGGTCAACCATTTACAGGTGCTACGCCCGGCACAGGCACAGGAGGCTTTACAACTGGACCAGGCACTAGCACACCAGGCGCACCAAGAGATTTGAAAACATTCCCCGGCACTTACGCACCTTTCATTGAAAATGAATTGATTACCAAATATGGTAGCGATTGGCGCGGTGAATTGAAGAAGTTGTATGATGACAAGAATTATTATGAATATGACCGTATGCTAGCAGATGTAGAAAACATCATTGCTACAACAAGATTCAGTCCTGTAGATTAATAGCATATTTTTACAACTAAATATATAGAACGAGGAAAAACATATGAGTTTCGGTAAAAGCAGTCAATCATTTTCGCAAGATCCTAAACTAACTGGAGCACAGGCTGCTCAGGTTGAAGCACAAAACAAGTTCTTTACTGAAACGCTACAACCTCTATACAAGCAGGCAGTTACAGGAGCACAAGAAGCCAAAGATTGGGGCATGCCTGGCATTATTGCAGCAGCCCAAAACCAAGCAGGCGTTGCTCGTCAAGCACAGCAAGCCCTAGGTGAAACAGGCGAAAGTGCGCTACGCAGTGGTATAGCAGGTTTACAAAGCCTGTTTGATCCTAACTACGAGCGCAATCAATTAATGGCAGCAATGGCGCCAGCGCAACAACAATATCAACAAAACTTAACTGGTCAGCAAATGGGCTTCGGCGGCGCAGGACAGTTAGGTTCAGCAAGACAAGCATTGGCAGGTCGTCAATTAGCCAACGCTACACAAGCAGCACAAATGGCTGCTGCAACAGAAGCACAAAAGAATATCATGGGTCAGCGCATGGCTGCTGCCGGCACACTAGCACAGCTAGGACAAGGCGGCATGGGTCAAGCAATCGGCGCAGCTGGTGTTCCAGTTACTGCGGCAATGGCTCCACAACAACTATACAACCAATATGCCAGCGTATTGTTTGGAACTCCTGCGGCAAGCTATGCCCTAGGACCATATGGACAGAGTGGCAGCAGCACCGGAATGAACTTCGGCATGAAGTTTATGGGTTAATAATAAAGGTTAAACAACTATGGCGTATATGCAAGACATGATGGCTAATCCAGAATTTGGTTACGAAGATGAAGAAACTCGTCGTCGTAGACTAGCCCAACAAGCACAGATGCAGCAGCCTGCTACGGCAGTTGCGCCCATTGCTCCGGCTAGAGTAGAAACCATTCCGGATGCCAGTTATACTGCACAAATGGAAAGCGGTGGTAACTTCAATATTGGACGCCATGGTGCTAACACTACTGCAACAGGTGCTTATGGTATTACTGCTCCGGCATTCCAAGATGTGCAACGCAGAGATCCATACTTTGCTAACAAAAGTCTAGAACAACTAACGCCTGAAGAGCAGACTCGTGCTTATTCAGTAGTGCGTCAAAACAATGCAGGATACTTACAGAACTTTGGTGTTGAGCCCAACGATGCTAACCTACGCCTAGCGCATTTCCTAGGCGCCAAAGGCGCAGCAGATTATATCAAAGAAGGCAAAGTAAGCCCCGATGCTGCCAAGTTCAATGGCGGTGAAGAAAATGTTCGTAGAATTGCTGATGCAAGACTGCGTGGACAAGCAGCACCCAGCAGCGGCGCAGCACAAGGTCCACAACCAGTAGCCCCAGTAGCTCCGCAACAGTTAGGTCAATTTGATCTAGCGCAAGGACAAGGCATGCCAGGCCTGCGTATGCCAGGTGTTACTCCTGGTGTTACGCCACAGCCTGATGTTACACGCACAGCAATTGATTTTTATCAAAACGCACAAGACAATCCACAAGAATTATTGAAACTACGCAGCGATGAAAACGCACCAGAATTCCTGCGTCGTCGTGCTGCGGATCGTGCTTACGAATTAATGGACCAAGAAGTCAAACAGCGTCAAGCACAGGAACAAGTTCAAGCTCTAACACAAGGTGTTGCACAAGGCGATCCTAAGAGTGCTAGAGAAATGAGCAAACTGTTGACACAGCAAGAAGGATCATGGGCCAAATATATTCTATTAGGCTTTATCAGTCCAGACTTAGCCAAAGAAGAAGCAATCAAATTAGGCTTTGGTAATAAATGGCAAAGTGCTCAAACAGCAGATGGTCAAAGCGGACTTGTTGAATACAATGCTAAAGGTTTACCATTGCGTGGCGTCAAAGCAGACGGCACAGAGATGAATCAAAAAGAATTAATCAGTTACGCTACCAGTGGCGCAGCTGGCAAAGTTGCTACCAGCGGCACATTCTTCCAAACACCACAAGGACAGATCCTAAGAGCACAAAGCGATGACAAGGGCAACACAAGATTAGTTGATGCTGCCAGTGGTGCTCGTTACACAGGTTCTACACAGGGCTTGACCAGTCTTACTGAAGCAGGTGGCATGCGTAGAATGGATCGTCAACTTACCATTGACCTTGCTAAGAAACATGGACAGAATGTTCTTGAAGCAGAAAAAGAATATGTTAGCCTTAATGGACCGTTTAAGACTCCAGAAGAGCGCAGTCAGTTCCGTGAAGCATATGGATTTAGTCTAGCGCAACCCAGTGCAGCACCCGGAGTTGCTCCTAGTGCTCAAGCAGCACCCGCAGCCGGACCTAGCATGGCACAACAAGCTGCCGCAGGTAAACCAGTTGCGCCGGGCCCAATGCCTGCCGCTGCTCCAGCCCGTGCTCCTGCCGCTGCTCCAAGTCAAGTTAATGTGCCATTAGCACAGCAACAAGCTGCCGCAGCCGGCGCTAAGAAAGCAGAAGAAGTTGTTGGCGAAGACATTGGCAAGTTAAGAGCAGGTATTGGCAAAGCAGAACGCAATGCTGATTACTTGTTGACCAAAGTTGACCAACTATTAACACATCCAGGCTTTGAAGTCAGCGTGGGTGCCAGCGCACAGCCATTCTTCCAACTTATTCCCGGCACTGACAAAGCAGATTGGTATGCACGATTTAAAGAAGTTCAAGGTCAGCAGTTCTTACAAGCTATTGAATCACTGCGCGGCACTGGCAGCATTACTGAAAAAGAAGGTATTGAAGCCAAAGCAGCTATTAGCCGTATGAGCACAAGCCAAAGTGAAGCAGAATTTAGGACAGCAGCACAAGACTTCCAGAACATTGTCAAGCGCGGCATTGATGCTAGCCGTAGTAAATTAGGACAAGCATCAAAGTATGGCACAGCGCCAGAAAGTGAACTAGCAGATAAAGATCGTCAAGCACTTGAATGGGCTAACAAGAATCCTAACGATCCTCGTGCTGCTGAAATTAAACGCAGATTGGGCAAGTAATGGCAGAGTTTGATCCAGATGAATATCTAGGCATAAAGAAAAAAGACACTGAACAAGGTTTTGATCCTGATCAGTATCTTGCTGAAACAGCACCTAGACCTGATATGGGCGAACCTAGCTCAACACTAGGTGCAGGTGGTGTTGTCAGTGCCGCTACAAGAAATATTCCTACTGGTGCAGCACAGGCAGGTAAAGTTATTGCCGGCGCTGTTGCTCCTTATGCCAAAGAAGTTGCCAAAGGCTATGTGGCCAAACCATTAACTGCCATAGCAGATGCAGTATTAATGGGCACAGGTGTTCCTCCATTGGTAGGACCAGCAGCAGGTATGATGGATCGTGCTGGTGCAGTCAAGCAAGGCATGATAGAAGCCAGCAAACAGGCCAGCATGGGCGCACCTGCACTAAGTCCAGTCAAAGGCGTGCCAACCACAGCCACAGTTCGTCCATATTTTGACATGTTGAAATCGGCTCCCGGTGAAGTTGCTGACAAGATCAGTGACATTTGGAATACACAAGGCGGTAACAATGCAGTTAAGCGTTGGTTAAACAGCGCAGAAGGACAAGCACTAAGACAATCCATACCAGAGTTTGGTGCCAATGCTGCCAAATATATTGAAGCAGCACCCAGCATGTTACAACAAGCAGGCCGCATGATGAAACCATTGGCCATGGGCGCAGCCCGTGTAGCAGGTCCAGTGGGCTTAGCCTACGATGTGTCACAGGCCATGCCATACTTAGAACAAGCTGAAGTTGGTCGCCGCACACAAAGTGGTGAAGTTGGTCAAATGATGCGCCAAGCACGCCGCGCACAATTAAACGCACCTACTGCTGCACCATTAACAGCACAGGAAGCAGCCAATCTAGTGGCCAGTGGCGATCAACGAATGATGCAGATATATAAAGAAGATGCTGAGATTAAGAATTTAATGCGCCGTAAGGCAGCAGAAAAGGTTCTTGGCCCAGTAGCACCAAGATAAGGACCAACATGACCACAGTAGAACAACTAACACAAGTATTCAATGACAACTTTGTTGCGTATTATCGCAGCCATGTAGCACATGTCAACATAGTAGGACGCAACTTCTTCAGTGATCATGAGCTATTGGGTGGCATTTACGAAGAACTGCAAGGTCAAGTAGATGTGCTAGCAGAATTATTACGCAGCCTACAGGCATTCATGCCCAATGACATTCATGCTGTAATGATGGACAGCAAAATTATGCCAGATCCTATTGAAGGTGACAGCGATGAACTGCTGACATTTGTTAAAGATGATTTACTGCAACTCAAAGGCTGCTACGAAGAACTAATGGTAGTAGCCGAAGCAGAAGGACATGAAGAAATAGCCAATTACGCACAAGAACGCATATTGGCTTTGGCTAAACATGTTTGGATGTTGGATTCAACTTTAGGTTAAGCCGTCCGGAGCACTAAGAGTAACCTAGAGATTTTACGGCTTTCCCTCTAGGGCAACAAGGGAATTGGCAGACCCAACTATGTCGTGCTCAACTCTACACGCTTATATGCATAACTACCACGCACATCAAATCCTGCGCGAGCATGTAGTTTCAAAAATCCATCTTGCTCACGGCGCATGGTAGTGCTACAAATTATAGGACATTGAATCTGCTGTGCGAACAATTGCCATATTTCTATCATATCTTTTACCAATTCTACTCTTAGTTTTGTTGATAGATCTAGGCCCACATGCGCCATACGAACCACAATCATTGGATCATCGCTCCATGGAGCCCGTTCGCCCGCTCGCGCCCAAGTGTATGCCAACAGTGCCTGATTGCCATCCCTTGCAACATATAGCAGTTCAGTATTGGGTTGATAGAATTGTGTTACTACAGCAAAAGTAATATTTCTACTGTAGGCTATTGGTTCAGGACGGAAGATAGTGTCTATCTCAGTTTGGAAATGTTGTTCTGCCATGTTGACGATGTCTTGCACATCCGTGCCCACAGCAGGTCGCCAGTTATGTCTAATCATTGCTTTGCCTTTCAAAAGTTATCACACTGTATTTAACTAGTATAAATACATATATGGAAAAGAATATGACACCCCCAGTAAAGACCGGTAAACGAGGCGGCAAGCGCGAAGGCTCTGGCCGTAAAAAAGGCAGCACTAATCTATTGAGTGCCACAGATTTATTGGCCAGCATCAAAGCTACCAGTAAAAAAGAATACGCACAAATACTAGCAGAAGATTTTGAGTTTGCTAGAAAGTATCCTGACCCCAACTTGTTGGCCAAGTATCACCAATTGATTCTAAACAAAGTTATGACCACACTTAGCACAGTAGAAGTCACTGACAGCGCAGAATCAGTTGAAGCTAAACGACAAGCCTTTGCTGATGCATTGGCCAAAATGTCGGGGCTAAAACAGGAATAAATACTATTATGCCGTTAACTAAATCAACTAGTAAAAAAGCATTCCAGAAGAATGTCAAAACTGAAATTGCTGCTGGCAAGCCCGTTAAGCAGGCTGTGGCAATCGCATACGCTACTAAGCGTGAAGCGGCTAAAAAGACTACTAAGTCAAAAGGAAAGAAAAAATGAAAGAATCCAAAGATCAAAAGGGCGGCTTACCTTACTTTCAAGGTCCTGGTTTTAGCCGTGGCAGCGACAAGTTTGCTCACAACCAATGGAGTGGCCACAGCAATGATGGTCGCCTAGTAAACAAAGGTCGTGGCCCTACCAAAGGCAACGAAGATCACAAGCCTATGGCTGTTGGTCCTGCAGCAACCAAGGATGCATATCGTCCTGTTCCTCAGTGCCATACACCCAGCGTTCAGCAGGGCAAAGAATTATTCACTGGCACTACACAAGTTCGTAATCCCGGTGGCACACGCAGCTGGGATCCACAAAAGGGTCAAAACTACAAGGGCAATCCTGACAAGATCAATGTCAGTGGTTACAGTATGGGCGATGGCAAGATGGCCAAAGGCAACCGCCCTGTTAAGAGTCCAACCAATCCCGATGGTATGAACTACGGTCCAAAGAAACAATATTGATAGGTGACATATGACAGCATATCAAATCGCAGGTCCTGCATTTACACTAGCCGCTGATGTTACACCGGCAACCGGTGATGTTACCTTCAGTGAAGTAGCAGGCAATTTAGGTGGCGGCAAGGCACCATTGTTCTTAAAAGTAACCAACCCCAGCACCAGTGTTCCTGTTTTCTTTGACGCAAAGTTAACAACATTGACTGTGGCAACAGCAGGCACAGTAATTGGTCCGGGTCAAACTGAATTTATTCAAGTATTGACATCACAGGCTTTTCAAACTGTTTATGTTGCAGCCAGTGCGGCCAGCGCAGTAACAATATATGTTACACCAGTAACAGTAGTAGGAGCATAACATGTCAACAAATCCAATGAGCAAACCAATTAATCAAAAGCGTGGTCCACAAGTAGGCAATGCCGGTATGGGCACCAAGCGAGCAGACTTTATGGCTGAGAAAAGCAAGACCAGCAGCGAAAAGGCTGCGTTGGCCAATATGGTCACTGATGCACTAGCAATGCGTGGTCGTGATAACCGTAGTGCTCGCAAGCCTGGCGTAGAAAGTCTACATGACACAACCAATGTTGGTCGTGGTCCTACCAAGGGCAACGCTGGCAAGAAAAGCAAGTGAAGCCAAAGAAACCTAAAGCGCCTAAGCCCATGCCCAAGGCGCCAAAGAAACCTAAGACACCTAATCCTAAATTGGGCAGTAAGAATCCTGCTGCAAGAAAAGGTGCATTAGGCGCAAGCAGCGGATATTAAGGAACATATTATGAGCATGTCAAGTGGAGGCAAGTCAAGCGGCGGCAATCAGCCCAGCAACTTATCGCCTGATCAACAGAATCAAATTCAAAATCAAACAGGCAACTTCACCGGTGGCTTGAATATGACGCCCAACAACATGTATGGCACAACTCCACAAGTTGGCAATCAACCTCCACAACAGCAGCCAGGCGGCGTTCCACAAGTTGGTAATCAAACTCCGCAGGTAGGATCGCCCGGCATTGGTGGTAATTTAACTCAACAACAGCGAGATTATTTTGATTATAAGAAAAATAATCCGCAAAGCAGTTATTATGATTATCTATCTTTTGGACCAAACGCTCAACCGGGTGATCAACTCAGTTTTGATCAACGACAGTCTATGTTGGGTTTAAAACCGGTTTATGGTAACACTCCCCCGATGGCAACAGTTTCGCCAGAAATATTGGGCTATCAAACTGAAGCCGGCGATTATCTAGATCTAGAAGGTAATTCAATGGCACCGCCTTCATCAATGCCAAATTTGAATTCGCCCATACCTAGCAATTACGCAGGACTGGGAGATGTTGCTTTATCTAGGCTTGGTTGGAAGCCTGGCAGCCCATTGCCGGCGCCAGATGTTTTGCAGAAAGCTATAGCAGATGTGCGTCAAGGCGGTTTTGCTGGCCTAATGCAGCCTACTCCGGCACTACCTCCGCAAGTAGCACAACCTGCGCCTGCTGCTAGACTAAACCCGTTTGTTAAACCTCCGCAGGCACAAGTTGGTAAAACAATATTGCGAGCACCAACACAGCAACAGCTACAGGCAAGACAAGCACAACAACCAGTGCGTAGACCGGCGCCAGTAGCACAGCCAAGAGTTGCACCACAACCTGCGCCAGTGCGTAGACCCAGTGTGCAACCTCCGTTGATGCCCGGTCGCCCAATGCGTAGAAGATAACACTAAATACATGGTAGGACAGAATCCTACCATATTACATTGCATAGTAAAGGAAATGATATGAAAAAAACCACCAAGTCTCCAGCCGAAGACAATGTATGGGACGATGTAACAGCAGAAGAAGTTCATGCTGTAGCAGAACAAATCGCAGGTCCCGTAGATAAACCCACCCCTCCCCCAGCACTACACACAGTAGAATTTGACATGGAAGGTCTAATGACTGACTTTCCCACTGCCCGAGAACTAGAGCGTTTTGTCTACGACGAAACTGGCATTGTGCTAAACTTAAAAGGTCGTGCCAACAAACTCAAATACCAAGTTGCACTAGATGTCTTAAATGGCAAAGAAGTTGATCCAGTGTTTACTGGCAGCGAAAATCCTTATGTTGACAAAACAGAATTAATTCCTGTTGAAGAACTACGAGATCCTCCCGCTCGTGATCCTAAACTACCTGCTCGCACAGAAGTGCAAAACTTGTTTGTCAGCAATCAAATTCCTCACACTGACTTTGAAGAGCGTGCCAAAGATAAAAAGATCAATGTTATTTTCCGCAAATACAAAAGCGGTGAAATCAGTTATGAAATCCTAGGCCCTGTTAACCAGCGTCCATTTGGCACTAAGTTAGACAAGTTTGGCCGTGAGCGTCCAGAAGTTATCAAGTGGATTGATCCACGCAAGGGCGAACAAATTGTTGTGCGTGAAGATGGCACATTGACACCGCAAGGTCGTAAACTTCGTGCCTTAATGCAGACATTCAAAGTCAACAGCAGCAACCAATGGGACACTTGGATTGACCGTGAATTTGTCAGCTTAACTGAAAACATTGCTCTAAATGTTTGGGATGACAAATGACCTCCCCAGAAGTTCGCAACAGCATCATTGACCAAGCGCAGCAACAGCGCATGGTTCGTGATACTGTGATCATGCAAAAAGTCAATGCGGCACACAGAGAAGCGTTTAAGACACGCTTTCCTGGTCAAGTAGAACATTGTTTGAGACTAACTGCGGAACGCTTGCAGGCCATGTTAACCAACAAGCCTGACAACCTAGCAGATCCAGCTACATGGACTGCTACAGCAGCAGAGATAGCACAACTCTGCGAAGCAATATATTATCTCAATCAAGTTCGCCAAGCCTGCCCTGTTGAGGAGTAATCATGAACACGGCAGACATGCTGATGAATCGTGCTCTACGCTATGCTTTGGACGAGCATAGCTTAACCATTGATGCACTCAAAACCATTCCTGGCAAGTTAAAAAACATGCTGGAGGATTTGGCCATTGCTGTAGCCGATGACATGCGATACAACAGCTTAAAATATTTTAGGCCGTTTGAACATCAGCGAGCATTCTTTAGAACCGGCGCAGCAGATCGCCGTGGTATACTGGCAGCTAACCGAGTTGGTAAAACAACCAGCACATGCTACGAAACAGCCATGCACCTAACCGGCATATATCCAGACTGGTGGGATGGCTATCGTTTTGATGCTCCTATCACTTGTATGGTAGCAGGCGAAGGTTGGAGTCAGGTAGCATTGGTATTGCAACAAGAACTATTAGGCACACAAGATGTTAAAATTACAGAAAGTTTGGGAACTGGCGCAATTCCTCGTGATTGTATTGTTACTGATACTATGCGTAATGATGGAGCTAACTGTATCGGCGTTGAAATTCGTCATAAGTCAGGCGCTAACAGTTATCTCCTATTTGCCAATTACACGCAAGAGGTTAGACAACTCCAAGGTTTCAAACTTAATTTGGCTGTATTTGACGAGCAGCCACCGGATGACTTTTTCAGTGAAGTCGTTACTAGAACGGCTACAACACAGGGCAAAGTGCTTTGTTCGTTTACGCCGCTCAAAGGCCTCAACGGACTTGTCAGCAAGTTCTGGAACAGAGAGTCAGGCTACGAATACATCCGTGTAAGTTGGGATGATGTTCCTGAATATGATCCATGGGGTCAACCATTCCTGCTAATGGAAACACGCCGACAGTTAGAGCGTGATTACTTGCCACATGAACGCGAAGCTCGTATTGCAGGTAAGCCTGTTATGGGTAAAGGTGCTGTGTTCCAATTGGGCAACTGGCCCACATACAAAGCAGGCGAATTTAACTTTGCTACTATGCCCAATATACACAGAGCTATTGCACTGGACTTGGGTTTGGTCAATGACAAAACAGTTATATCATTAATGTATTGGGATCCATATGAGAAAACAGCGTTTCTACATAAGCAAATCGTTGTCCAAGGAGTGGAAGAAGCAGTCCCTATGCAGTATGTTAACCACTTACTTAGACCTGAAGTTTTTGGCTGTCCTATTGTTCTTCCTAGTGACGCTTCTACTCCCGGGCGCTATACTATGAGCAGTAACAGCGTTCGTGAACTATTTGAAAGTTATGAATTAAATGTAATACCTGAGCCCATTATGAATCCACCGGATCCACAAGGGCGCAGAACAAACCACAAAGCATATGGTATCAATATGATGCGGCAAATGCTGGAGGTTGGCAGTTTAATGGTTAATGAAAATTGCACACATTTCTTAAACGAAGCACAAAACTACTTCGTAGATGAAAAGGGCAGATTCAGCGATCCGGATGACTGTATTGATAGTGCAAGATACGCACTACTGGCATGCTTGCAAGGCATTGCTGAACCATGGGACAACAGAACACCCGCAGAGCGGATGCGAGCCCAACGAGATAGATATGTAATGAGAGATTATAGCAATAAAGCTGCTATAAAGAAAATATATGACCCAAACAACTGACGAAAAAGCACCGCTGTTTCTATGCAGCGTAAATAAAGAAGGCATCCTATTATGTGAAAAACACGCTAAGGTATTTGAACTGGCAATGATGACAGCTAAAGTGCCGCATACTATCTATGAACTAGATGAAGAAGACACTAACACAATAGAATGTCAAGCCTGTGATTTAACAGACACACTGGAAAGACCACGCTTTATATTACCTAACTAAAGGAGATTACTATGGGAAAAGGATCAACCCCAAGGCCTTTTGATGTGCCTATGCAAAAGTTTGCAGAAAACTGGGACAAAATATTCGGTGCCAAAAAAGAAAAAGAAAAGCCCGATCAGCGTGACCACCCCGACAAGGGCAAGAAGTAAGAGCTAGCCAACAGATAAAAAAGACGCTAAATACTATATTAGAGGGCTGAATGAACCATGTTAGATATTAAACATATACCGATTCAAGACATTAACACAAACAAGCAGATTAATGCTCGTTTTGTTAGACTGAAGAATCAAATGGATGTTAAGATGGCATCCTACTTACGCTACCTAGGCACCAAAAATGCTGTTAACAGAGCCAGTGATTATCACTATTTGTGCCTTGCTGTTACTGACTCTACTGCTCCAGTAAACGGCATTGATTACATTCACCCTAGTGTAAAACCCGTAGTAGATTATGCCACCGCAGTTATTGCCAAAGGCCTTATGCCCAATGGCGAAGTAAACTTTGAATTTGTGCCCGATAACGAAGCAGATGAAGACGCAGCCCGTCAAGCCTCTAACATGGTTCATAAAGTTATCAACCAAATGAATGATCCGCACTTTATTCTAGAGCGTTGGATTATGGATGCAGCCATGCACAAGAATGGTATGATGATGATTAAACCTGTGCGTGAGTTAATTACACGCTATGTAGAAATACAGGGCACACAGGATCAACTACGAGCCTTTGAACAACAAGCAGCAGACAGTGGACTAACAGCCACACGCCAAAGCCGCAGACAAGTAACTGTTGACATGCAAAGCGTATTGGCAGAAGTGCAGCAGTTAATGGGCGAACAAAACATGGCGTTTGCTCGTGAACAACTAGATGGTAGAATTGCACAACTACAAGAACTGCCAGAAGACCTAGATCTAGCAGCGCAAGAAACAGAAGCACAAACAACACTAGATGGACAGATTGCAGACAAGCAGGCTGTGTTAGATGACGCTATCGCTCGCAACACAATCTACAAAGCCAAATATAAATTAACTGGCTACAGTATCAACATTAAGTTTCATCCTATTGCACAGCATTATTGGATCTGTGATCCTACTGTGCCAGAAATGAAGGATCAACCATTCTGTGGTTATTACGATCCAATGACAATTCAAGAAGCAGTAGAACTATATCCTGGTATCAGCGACCACTTAGAAGAATTTGAGCAGTATGCTGAATACAATATGAACGGCGCTTACCAAGCAGGTAGCGTATTGAATAACTTAGCCATACATGCTCGTGACAGCGTGCCTGTTATGGGTATTCCTGTCAGTAGCGCAGCATCAGCTGATCCTGACAGCAGACAAGTAAGTATCGTTACAGTATGGAACCGTTATGACATTGACGGTGACGGTGAATTAGAACTCGTTGAAATCATTTACAGTGGCAGTTATATTATCAGTGCCCGTGAAGTGGAGTTTATCCCTGTAGCTAACATGTGTCCAAAACCATTACCAGGTAACTTCTATGGCATGAGTATCGCTGAATCGGTGATACCGATGCAGGAATACGCTACCAGTGCGGCTCGTGCTGAAATTCAATTAGGTCTGTTAACTGCCACTCCCCGTATTGGTGTTAAGCCTGATCGCCTAGACTTTGAAATGTTGCAGGATGGCGAAGCTGCTATCTTTATTTTAGATAGTAAATTTGATCCCAGCAAAGACATTTACCAAATTCCTCCTCCCAGTGGCAACCTAGCGTTCCTAGAGCAGGGCATGAACCGTATTCAACAAGATACAATGAGCATGATTGGTATGACTACACCACAGGATGTATTCAACCCAGAAGTTATGGCTGCTGGTAACAGTGGTATCAAACTACAATTAGCACTGACACCAAACCAAATTATTCAAGACAATACTGTGCGTAATGCCGCAGAAGGCCTAAAGCAAGCACTATGGCTAACATGGCGCACACTGATTCAGTATGGCGATGATTATGGCGTTAAAAAACTAGCGCAGGAAAGTCATCCTAGCAAAACAGCAGAGTTCTTAGACTTCCTATCTTGGGACGACATGAACTTCTGTGATCGCAAGCAGATTCAAATTGAACTAGCAATTGGTATGAAGAGCGAAGAAAACAGTCTTGCTCGTTTACAGATCATTCAAAAGTGCCAAACAGATTTATATCAAACTGTGCAGGCCATGGCTGCTAGTGGCGCACTGACACCTGAAGTATACAAGAAAGTTAAGAAGCCATTTGCCGATACATTGTATGTGCTAGGTGTCAAAGACTGTGACACATACTTGCCCAGCGATGATGAAGTCATGCAAATGATTCAAGCTTCACAGGCAGCACAACAGAACAAACAGCCAAGTCCAAGTGATCAAAAGGATCTCAGCGCAGCCGCGTTGAACCAAGTCAAAGCACAACAAATTGCTGCTGAGATTGAAGGCATTGATCCAGAGACACAATTAAACTACATGAGTCTCGCAATGGGTAAAGCACAAGATTACGGCCATTGATTTTTTTAACTAAATAGATATAGCATATGATAAACGAAGATAGCATAGATTTTTTTAATAGTCGTCTTACAGCAGATTTAAGTCAATTGAAAAACATGACACCTGCACAACAGGATCGTGTAAGACACTATGGTAGCCAGGCAGAAGCATTGTTAAAGAATAGAGACTTTGCTATGTTTGTGCATCATTACAAGTTTCAGTTAGCAGATGAATTAGCGGCCATTCGCGGTCATCTGCCAGACGACAACGCACAGCGAGTTGGCTTAGCCAATGAACTTGCTGGCATTGACAATTTTGTTAACAGTCTTAAGAAGGCTGTTTACATTAAAAACCGTATTGGTAACACTAACGAAGTGCCCAATACTTAAAGGAAAATAAATGGAAACAACGACAGTCAGTCCTAACAGCACACCCGCTGCGGCCACTGAACAAAGCGCAGTCCCAAGTTTGGATAGTATCGCCGCTAAAATGACCGCAATGCGTGATCAAACCATGCGTAATCAACTTAGACAAGGTGCCGAACAAACTGCAACAGGTCCGGATGATTCGGCAGATGAC